TGATGGTGTCGGGGCCTTCCTCGAGGATGATGTCCACGTCGATGCGCGTGATGTCGTTGCGCATCGCGAAGGTGCCCGTCTCCGGGTCCTGGACGATCTGGTTCAGGCCCAGGAACTGCGGCGCGTCGTCGGCGCCCGTGATCCTGATCCAGCGCTCGCCGGTCCAGAACTGGCGCACGAGACCCCAGTCGCGGCGGAAGCTGGCGAGCTTCCATTCGCGGCAGCGCTCGAACACGGGGCTCAGCTCCGTCATGCCCGAGTTCTGCTGCGCCAGGATCGCGCGGCCCGACTGTTGCTCGACGCCGCGGCCGGCAAGCGCCGGATTTGGACCGCGCTCCGCGATGTAGGTCTTAGCCTGGACGAGAAGTTCGGCTTGCCCCTGAATTTGCGGGGTCTGGTCGATGATCTGGAAGTTCTGCATCCGGCCGGGGTTCAGGCGGACGTGGCCGTCAGGCTTGGCTAGTTCCCGCTTCGCCTCGTCCACGTCGGCGACGGCGCCATCCTCGCCCATGGTCTGCCGCACGGAGATCTGGTGCAGCATCTTGCTGAGGCGCTTGTTGACCTCGTCCTGCGGTGAAAGGAAGTTGCGCACGACGCCGTAGCGGTCGCCGCGCTCGTCCACGTAGGGGGACCAGGCGTGATAGGGGTGGATCGTGGCGCCGTCCTCGTCGAGGTACGGGCTGACGCGGTCCTTCTGCTCGGCGGGGAGCAGGCTGATGGAGCCGCAGAGGTAGTCGTAGAGCCACTCGCCGCGGTGCCGGTACTGGATCTCGATCACGTGGATGCGCCGCCGATCCGTGTCGATCCAGTTCTTCTCCTTCTCCCAATCGGCCGGCAACGGCGAGCCCGAGCCACCGCCTGCGATGCCGGCGCCGGCGAGCGCCTCGATCATCTCGGCGGCCTGCGGGATCAGCTCGATGGCCTCGTCCATGTCCATCCACTGATGGACGCCGAGGTAGCGGGCGTCACTGAAGTCCCACTTCTCCGAGCGCGGGTCATAGAAGAAGCGGTCGGCCGGGACGTGGCGCTTGACGAGCTCGGCGCGGCCCTTGACCAGCTCGGCACCCTGATAGATGACGCCGATGCCGCTGATGAGCGCGTCGTAGGTGGCGTCGGAGGCGTGGCGCGGCCACTGCGAGCGGTCCTGCACGAAGCGCAGGCCGGCAGTGGCGATCCAGGCGTCACCCTCGTGCTCGGGCGTGCGCGGATAGGCCTTCACGTCGCGGCGCAGGCGCTGCTCGACACCGACGAGGAAGTCGACCTTTGGTTGGATCAGGTTCTCGGTCACGACCGGCTGGCGCCGGCGCTTGAGCACCTTGATCTCGGCGTCGGTCCACTGCTTGCCGTGGTAGTACCGGCGCGCGAGATAGGCCTCGTGGATCTCCGCCTGCTTGGCGCTTTCCCAGGCCTCGTAATAGCGGTAGAGAACGTCAGCCGGCAGCGGCTGCACGGCAGGCGGGGGCGGCGGCGCGGCCTGGTCGGTCTGCTGCAGCGTGGAGCCGAGCGCCTGCTGCTGGGCCATCATGGCCAGCATGGCGCCCTGGTCCGGCGGCAGGGGAAGGGGTTCTAGGAGCAAGGCTTTGCTCTACTTTCGCTCAGGAGCCCTAGCGTCACGCCGGCACCGCCTGCGCATTGGCCTCGGCGGCGAGGCGATGCTGCAGGATGGCAACCGCGCCGATCATGGCGGCGGCGTGCTCGCAATCGCTCCAATGGGTGATCGCCTGAAGGTCCGGCTTGATGCCGGCGATGGCGATGCCGGCGAGGCGCCCGGCCTTGGCGTCGGCCAGGAACTCCTCAAGCACGGACACGACATCACGGCGCACCTGCTCGGGCCGGCTCACGATGGTGAGCACGTGGCTCATGCGGTCCTCCAGGAGTCCTCGGCGTCGCGGTCGGTGTCGCCGTAGGAGCTGTAGTCTTTCTTGGGCAGGGCTGCGGTGGGCGCGTCTTGGAGCCATGGGCGCGACATGCAACCGTAGCGCGTCTCGTCACTGGCGTGATCGTCGCCGTCGGTGTCCACGTCTTCCGGGTTGGTCCGGTCGTGCTGCACAACGGGGATCGTGCGGATGCTGTCCTTGCAGTGTGAGAAGAACACCAGCATCGCAGGGCCGGCGCCGCCTTCGAGGCCGATCAGGCGCGAACGCATCTGAGCCCACCCTGAGATCGACCCATTGCGCGTCACACGCCGGTTGTCTGCCTTACGGAAGTGGACGCCCGCCAACGCGAATGTTTCGGCAATCGACGGCCCTCCATCCTCGGCGAAGCAGGCCGGGTCGAGCACCCGATAGGCGATCTTCTCGTTCTTCTCTCGCGCCTTGATGCCTTCAGCGATGGCCGCGTTCGACATCTTGAGTCCGACGTTGTTGGTGCCGCCGTACCACTCGCGATACTTGATGAGGCAGCCGCGCGGGATGATGACGCGCGTTCCGCGCTCCATGCCCTCGACCGTCACCGGATCGGACGCGACGGCGTACCAGCCGACCGAGAAGGGCGAGGCCGAGCCCCAATCCATCGCCGCAAATCGCAGCCAGTGGTCAGGGACGTTGAACGGCGGCACGACGTGCCGCTTCTCGCTCCAGCAGTCGAAGAAGGCGCCCGGCACGGCCGAGTAGTCGCCGTCGAGCCAGGCCTTGACCAGCTCCTGCGAGCCGACCAGGTGGAGGCGCGCCTTGTAGTTCTTCGACCGCGACAGCAGGATCTTGTTGTCGGAGAGCCGCGACGGGATCACCGCCATCTTATGCAGATGCGGCCCGTCCTCGGTCTTGATCGCCCTAGTGACAACCTTGGGCGCGGTCGGAAACGGCACCAGCTCGTAGCGGGAGCGGTTCCAGTGCTGGCCGGCGCCGCCGGGATTGCCGGTCAGGATCAGCTGCTCCGGCACGCCAGACGATGACCGCAGGGCGCCGAACAGCATGTCGATGGGCGCGGGGTCGGGATACTGGCCGACCTCCTCGACCCATGCGTCCGAGACGTTGCGGCCCTGGTACTCCTCGGCGTCCTTGACGCTTTCGAGATACTTGAACGACACGCGCCCGCCGTTGGGCATGCGCCAGATCAGCTTCGAAGCGTTGAACTTGCCGCCGAGCGGGCCGAAGATCTGCTTCGAGCGCTCGATCGCATCCTCGGACGACACCGTCGTACGGCGGAAGGCGATGGCGTTGAAGCCGGAGCCGTAGCGGCGCTCCTTCACGGCCCAGAAGCCGAGCACGCCATCCGTTTTTCCACCGCCCCGGGCACCACCGAAGAAGATCTCAGCGAACGGGCAGTTAATGAGTGCTTGCTGGGGCCCTGGCTGCGGAGCCCACACCAGCGTATTGGCGTTCCCACTCATCCTCGGTCAGCGGCTCGGCGGAGATGTTGTAGTTGACGTTGGTGTTCTTGCTCTCGGAGCGGTCGACGAACATGCCGAGGTGCTTGCCGAGCTTCTCAAGTGCCGCCTGCTTGTCGGAGAGCTTGACGCGGATCGTGCCGCCTTCTGCGGTCACGGTCTGCGACACCTCGCACACGACGGCGCGCTGATCCTCGGTCAGGTCGTCTGACGCTTTGACCGTGACGCCGCTCGGTCCCCAGGCGAAGAAGTCCTGCGCGTTGGCGAAGGCGATCTTGGCGAGTTCGGAGACGATGCGGTCCACCGTGACTTCGTGGCGCCGCATGTGATGCGCGCGCAACTCATCCAATCTTGCCGCAATATTGCCGTTTGCGAGAACGTCGAACGCCTTGCGATTGACCGTCTCTGGCTTCATGCGCGCGGCATTGTACGAGAGGCGGTAGGCCTCGCTTGCGTTGCCAGTCTCAATGTACCGCTGGCAGAACGCCTCCTGCTTCGGTGTCAGTCTTTGCATGGGGGTGCTGGGTATTTCGCTGCCGCCGTGGCCGTGATCGCCGTGTGCTACTGTGGCTGAGGCGCGTTGGCGCTGGCGGTGCGATGTTGGGGTGCCGGCCTATTCTCAGAGCAACCGACCGGCGGGCTGCGCCCGCAGCATGCTGGGGGCGGAAACAACAACGCCCGCCACGGGGACCGTGCGGGCGCGGATTTCCAGGCTATCACCAAATCGATAAACACAGATCCCACTTCGTGTCAAGCGGCATTCTTCCGTCTCTTGTTGGAATTTTGCTCGGAGTATGTCGCCCACCGGCAATTGCCCGGCTCGTAGCCGCGGTCATTGTCGATGCGATCGATGGTGTACTCCTCGCTGGGGCGCATGCCCATATCGGCATAGAAGTTCTTGAACTTCTTCCACCGCTCACAGACCTTGATGCCGCGGCCGCCGTAGCGCTCGTAGTTATCGGCCTTGGGGTTCTCGCAGCGCTTGCGCATCGCCAGCCACGTGGAATACTCCAGCGTGTTCGTTCGCCCATGAGACTTCGAGGGGCCATCGCAGCCGCAAGACTTCGTCTTGCCACGAAGCAGGACGCTGGACGCCAACTCGATCTGCTCGCCGCAGTCGCATTTGCAGACCCAGCGCTGCGGCTTTCGTGCGGACATCGATGGCTGCACCACCCTGAGCCTCCCAACGCGCATGCCGCCAAGGTCTTTCGGCTTGCGCTGGTACTCTCGAACGACCAAGCCGTAGTTGCCAGGGCCAAAGCCAGGGCCGTATCCGCTCACACCAACCTCCTATTTCGCGAAACCGAAATGTAGCTCAAGCCGGCCGAGCAGCGTGTCCACGACGCCGACAGCGTAAGCCGGTGTCTGCTTCGATTGTTCGCCGTAGTACCGCGTCAGCCGCAGCGTGATGGCCTTCTGCGTCAACGGAGTCTCGGACTCACAACAGGCGGCGTACATCACCTGGAACAGCTCGGGGTTGAACTTCTTGGTGCCTTCCTGGTCATGCAGCCCGACGAGTGCAAACACGGCATCCTCGAGGAACCGCTCGTTGGCGCGGCTCCTGCGCCGGCCCTGGCTGATGGTCCCGTCCGGCTCGACCTTGAAGCCCGTGTAGCGTTGGCCCTTGCGGTCGGCCTTCGCGGTAGGGTCGGCGTGGCGGCTGTCGCCATAGGTCGACACGCCTTCGCTGCGGGGCGTGTTGGTCTCGCACAGCTTGCGGAACTCGATGCCGGCGCGATAGCGGGCGTGGGTGATGGCGCCGTCGCGGTAGAGCTTGTCGAGGAGTGTCATTTGCCGGCCCGCGCGGTATTCGCTGCGGTAGTCGGTTCGGCCGGAGCGCTCGGCCTCGCTCATGTCGGGGCCGGTGGCGGGGGCGGCCTCGCGGCCTGGGCGAAGGGGTGAGG